CTGCTTTGTATTTGCCGGGACGTTGTCCACATCTTCACCAAAATCCGTATACGTGGGATTCTCAGCGAATGTCAGGCCGCCCGTTGTAGCCGCGATGATGTCAGTCGCCACACCTGTATCCGGGACAAACGTCCTGCAGATGATGCCTGCGTTAAGCGTTAATTTTTCAAACGCATCTGAGGCAACCTTTGTATATTTCATGCCCATTTTTTATTTCTCCTCTTAAACTGATAAGAATTCCACTTCCACATTGAGCAGTATCCGCTTGATTGTGGGATCGTCAGGGTCTGCGCCGATCGGCATCGCGAACGACATCGAATCGGGGATTTTTATCCAGATCTGCCCGCCGTCCACATTGATCTTGACGCCGCCCTGTCCGATATAGTCCTTGATCTCAGAAGCCTTTTGCTTGATGCCGGCCCAGTTGACCGAATACGGATCTGAATCCTTGTCCCACAAATGCGCTACCAGGAACGCGACTCTTCCAAAGTCTCCATCCCCTGATTCGTAAGTGATATGTGGGAATGCCGGCATATATCCTTCTGGGAATGCGGTCTGCTCATCATATGCGGGCCACTCGAAGGACCCCCAGAAAGACTGCAGTGCCTGCCAGTTATCCATCTGATCCTCCCTTCACAGGGGCTTTCCACACCTTCGCCTTGACCGCTCGCGAATTAAGGTCCGCGCTCTTTGGTGTCATGTAGTCGTTCCCGTTCGTAGTGATCATAAATGTCATTCCGTCCTTATCGCGCCTGATGACATCACCAGACTGCAGGACAACGGACTTGCGCGTTGTTACCGTGCATGTGTCCGTTGCGCCCTGCACATTCGCGATTCTTCCCTGTGTTGACATGTCGAAAGCAAATGCCGCTTTGATCTCAGCTCCGGCCACATATGTTGTCACCACTCCGCCGTAGCCGTCCGGCTGAGTAGTTTTGTCCATGATGTGGCAGTCTTCCATCGCCTGATCCAGCAGTGATCCTAATACGGGCATATCTTCCTCCATCTCTTTAACTGGCCTGCAAACTCATCTTTCCATGTGTACTTCCCGCCGTTTTTTGCTGTGGCTCTTGTGTATGCATATCCGGCAAAGGACTCATTATTAAATGGCCCTGAAACGCCATATAGCTCATCCCATTTGTCGATCTCTTCGTTCAGTTCAATGATCTCCTGTGGAATGGCAAGCAGCCATATTGATCCGGTCCATTCCTCATCTCTAAGATCTTCACATGGATACATGTAAACGCCGTCATTGAACACTGATCCGCAGATGCGGAAATACTGACCTGTCTGAATTGGAATCCCATCAAAATTCGGCGAGCCGTCCACGATCCGAAACGTTCCGAAGTGACGGGATATGTCAAAATAGTTTCTGATTTCGTGAAGCAGTTCGCCGATCATGTTTCACTCCTTACTGTGCCGCATATGTGTACTTGATCGTGACCGTTCCGGAAGGAGTAGATGCAAGTCTTACACCGTCTTTCTCGATCGTGTAGTCAGTGATCGCGGTGCTGCCGTCCTTAAGCTCCTGAACACTGATAAGCGGAGAATGAGCAGTCTTAAACAGCTTCGCGTCACCTACTGTGGCGGTGATCGTCTCTGCGGAGGTGACCTTTGTCGCTGTTCCTACGTATACGACTGCGATGCCGTCGAGGAACTCTGCCCACAGCTCCATGCCCATAAGAGCGAAGGACTCGCCCACTGCAGTGCTGTAGTTGCCGGCGGCATGGAATCCGATCAGGTTGGTCTCACCGTCTGTGACATAATTCAGGCCGAGCTGCGCAAATTCGGAATCGCCGGGATCGATGTAATAAAGGTCGATATTCTCGATAGGCGTTGCGATCACCGTTCCTTCTGCGATCTGCGGATCAGAGAGCAGGAACAGTGTTTTATATCCGAGGAAATCCTCAACATAATTGATGCCGAATGCGGTCTGAATCGTGACGCTTGCCCCGCCGATGTACTTGTAAGCATCGAGGATATTGGCAAAACCAACGACCTCTGTCACATCCCTGTGCATTTTCTGGAACTTGTCCAGAACTCTGCCCTTGGCCATGGCCAGTGCCATCTGCCAAGTGGTTTCTGCGCTGAGAAGCGATCCGGTGTTGAGGAATGTATAGAATCTGCCCATGACATCTACCTGCAGCTCATGCAGGAATGCCGCGTCAGATTTCTGTACAGCGATCTGTGCGCCATATTTAACAACGTCCTCGATCGGGACAGCCTTGGCATATTTCTCAATATTCAGGTCTCCCTCAGCGACCTTGGTGATGGTGGCCTTGGAGTAAGGGATCACTTCGCCGGGTCCTACATTGCCGTCTTCAAGATCCACAGAAGCGGTATAAGACACCAGCTTCGTGCCGGGAGTCTTCTTGATCGGGCGCATGATGCCCAGGATCGTTCTCAGAGCGTCCCAGTTCTTGGCGAACTGTGTGACAAAATCCATTTCTCTGGGAGTGACGTTTGTATATACATTGGGGAGAGAATCTCTCGGATTGGTTAATGTTTCAACATTCGTTGCCGCCATTTCTTATCCTTTCTGTGCGGCCAGATATGCACCCCACTCTTTCTGTCTCTCTGTCGGGTCCTTGATCTTCATGATCTCTTCCCGGCTCTTTGGAGCGACTTTACCGCTCGGCGGGGTTGCCGTCTGCGCACCCTGTGTGTGTGTTGTTACAATGAAGTCAGACCACTCTTCTTTCGCGGTCTTTCTCAGATCAGCAGCATCCTTCAGCTTTCCGTCTGCGTCCAGCTCCATCCCGTCAAGATCAGTGACTTTGAGGATCGCAGCAATGCGCTTGTCATTCACCCCGATCTCCTTCAGGAGCGACTTATATGCATCGGTCTTCTGTGCCCTGGTCTCCTTAGTCTGCACAGACTTCTTATAGTCCGCGAGTTCCTGTTTGATTCCTTCGTACTTCGTCTTCCACTTCTCAGCGGTCGCTACACTGTCCTCCGCGGTCTGCTTGCCCTCTTTGAGTTCTTCGATCTCGGTGAGTTTGGCCTTATATCTCTCCTTGTCTACAAACTCGTTTCCGACAGCCGTCTTGATAGCAGATACCAGTGTTGCGATAGCTTTAGGCGGGATTCCTCCATCTTCGCCAACGTGCTTCTGTACGATCTCCTCAAAATTTGCCATGTTACATATCTCCTTCCGCAGTTTTACGCGAGTGCTACGCTGAGACAAAAAAAGAGGTCACTAAGCATTCCTGCTCAATGACCTCTAGCCTCTTGGGTTCTAGGTTCTATAGGCACCTGCGTTTCCCGCTTGCACTGTTTACACTTGATAAACAGTTTTCCATCGCGCCAAAACGCAAGTACCTTCCCGCACTGGCATCTGTGCGGAATATCTGTCGGTTGCTTTGCCATACGCACCTCCAAATTTAATGTATTTTAGCTGAGACTCAAACGTTTCGCAATCCCTTTGCTACGATTTCAAGCAGCTCAGACTTATTCTCTTCCACTGCTTTTTTTTAGAAAACGATTTGCTTTCATCCTGCTTGTGCCTTCATGTACATACACTGCATACTCGACATTCGTGCCGATCATCACATAAGGCTTAT